CCGGCAATTCATTCATTATGGATGCCTACAATGCACAGTTTAAGTCTGACTACTCAGCACAAGAGCGCCTCGCTCGCCATCAGCGCGAAGAGGAAATCGAGCGCCGTGATGTCGGAACTTCTGCATTCGCTGGTCTCGTAATTCCTCAGTATCTCGTCGATCTCGCAGCACCTTTGGCTCGCGCAGGTCGCCCATACGCTGACTTCGGAACAACCAAGCACACCCTTCCACAAGCAGGAATGACTCTAAACATTTCTCGTGGAACAACTGGTTCTTCAGCAGCAGCACAAGACCCACAGAATAACGCCGTATCTGAGACAGATATGGATGACACATTGCTAACAATCGATGTCGTCACCGTTGCAGGTCAACAGGATGTATCTCGTCAAGCAATCGAGCGTGGCTCAGGCATTGATGCCTTCGTTGTCGCTGATTTGATTCGTGCTTGGCAGACAAAGCTCGATTCATTGCTAATCACCGGCGCAGGTTCAAGCGGAGAACCAACAGGTCTTCGTGGTGCAGGCGGAAACGCAGTCACCTTCACTTCAACTGCTCCAACAGTTGCACTTCTTTATCCAAAACTAGCTGATGCAATTCAACAGATTCAGACAAACGCGTTCGTCAATCCAACACATTGGTTGATGCACCCACGCCGTTTGGCTTTCTTCCTTGCAGCAGTTGATTCTTCAAACCGCCCACTTGTAGTTCCTGCTGCTGGTGGCCCAATGAACGCAGTTGGAAGTGGAACAGGCGTTGCAGGTTATGGCAACTCCGGTTATCAGATGCTTGGCCTTCCAATCATCACCGATGCAAACATCGGCACAACTTATGGAAGCTCAACAAATCAAGATGAAATCTACTGCATCACCGCAGGCGAGAATCATCTTTGGGAGCAACCAGGCTCACCATTCGCTCTTCGCTACGATGCGACCGGCGCTGGTAGCTTGACAATCAAGACCGTTGTTTATGGTTACGCTGCTTACACCGCAGGCCGTTATCCAAAGGCAAACTCCATTATCTCCGGAACTGGTCTGACTGCTCCAACCTTCTAGTCGAAGGAAAACTCAATACTGTAAGAGAGAGGGCAAGACTCCCCCGACTTGCTCTCTCTCTTACCTCTCAAAGTTCGGGGGAACTATGAAAGCAAGTCATAAAATAAGCGTTGGTGTTTGTGATCCAGGAATGGTCAATGGAGCCTTCGCATTCACGCTGATTCAATTAGTGCAAAACCGAGGGGAACGCTTTGAATCTTTTATTAGAATCAAAGGCTCAGGGCTTCTCTCTAAACAAAGAAATCGAGTCGTTGCGCAATTCTTAGATAAGACAAAAAGCGACTGGCTTTTGATGATTGACTCAGATGAGCAATTAGGCATTAAGGAATTTGATGCTCTAATAGATACCGCTCACGATAAAGACAGACCTGTTGTTTCAGGTTTAGTTTTCGCAGGGTTCGGACAAGTGAATTCTCCTTATCCGATGCCTGTGCCTGCAATTTTCAAAGAAGTAGAAACTGGCTTTGAGCCGCTCTACAATTACAAAAAGCGGTCAATCTTTGAAGTCGATGCTGTTGGAACTGGTTGTTTGCTTGTCCACAGAGACATCCTTCAAAGAATGCGCGATGAAGCTGACCCAAATCAAGGCAAAGACTGGTGCTGGTTTTGGGATGGCCCGATTGACGGCAACTGGGTAGGCGAGGATTTATTATTCTGTCGCCGACTTCGTGCTATGGGAATTCCTATCACGGTTAATAGTTCAGTCATCTTGCCGCATCAAAAATCATTTTGGATGCAGGAAGTTCACAACGATATATGGCAAAAAAGAACAGATTGACGGCGCAGGAAACTGCGACCGCACTTCCAAAGTTAGAGCGGGCAGTAGTGCCTACATCAAAGAAGAGGATCAAGCGTGGCAATCACCAACGGATACGCGACACTCGCGGAAGTTAAGGCATCATTAGCCATAACTGACACGCAAGATGACACGATGCTTGAAATCTCAATCACCGCTTCAAGCAGAATGATTGACGATTACACAGACCGCTTTTTTTATCGTAGTGGAACAACACAAACTCCTGCGACCTATTATTACACTCCCCAGGATTGGTGGACTTGCAACATTGATGACAATGTAAGCATCACCGAAGTCGCCACAGATGACAACTTCGATCAAACCTGGTCAACAGTTTGGGCAACTTCTGACTATTTCACCGAGCCAATTAACAACCCAAATCGCGGTTGGCCTATCAATCGCTTGGTTGCCATTGACCGTTATGTTTGGCCTACTAACCTTCCAAACTCTTTAAGAGTCAAGGGAGTCTTTGGCTGGACTGCCGTTCCTTCCGAGATTAACCAAGCCTGCATCATTCAGTCTTCACGGCTCTTTGTGCGTAAGCAATCGCCCTTCGGTATCGCCGGAACCCCTGAACTTGGAACTGTGCGCCTAACCAGTCGCCTAGACCCCGATGTAGAGGCTCTAATCCGCCCATTCAAGCGCAATAAAGGTTTGGCTCACTAATGATTCCATCCCAAGTCAGAGATGGCCTTAAAACGCGTTTAGAGACGATTACAGGGCTTCGGGCGTATGACTTGATACCCGACACCGTAACCCCACCGGCAGCCGTTGTGGGGCAATTAGATTTCACATTCGACATCGACAATGCTCGTGGTCTTGACCAGGCGCAGGTCGATGTCCTTGTGATTGTGCAACGCTTTTCAGAACGCTCAGGACAGAACCTTCTTGACCTGTATCTCTCAGGCTCAGGTGCAAGCTCTATCAAAGCGGCCATTGAAGGTGATCGCACTCTTGGGGGAGTCGTCAACACTTTGCGAGTCACAGGTGCCGAAGCCGGAACCTATGAATCCCAGGGTGTTGAGTTTCTTTCCTACCGTTACAGAATAACGATTTGGGGTTAATTATGAGTTACACAGTAATTTCGGATCGCAAGGTCTGTGGCAAGAAAAAGGGTGACACGCTCACCGAAAAAGAAATTCTTGAGAAAGGTGGCGATGTCAAGCATCTCTTGGCAAGCAACCAAATCAAGTCGGAGAAATCCGTAACCATCCCATCCATTACCAAAGAAGGAGCCGCAAAGTAAATGGCAAAAATTGTCCTAACTAATGCGTATGTATCCATTGGCGGAGTTGACCTTTCAGATTCAATCTCATCGGTCTCACTCTCTACCACTCGTGATGCAGTAGAAACCACCGCATTCAGCTCGACCGCAGCCCGCACCCGCGTTGGCGGTCTTGCCGATAACTCGGTGACACTTGAATTTCACCAGGACTTCGCAACGAGCGAAGTCGAACAAACGATTTATCCTTTGCTTGGAACGACAACAACTGTCATCATCAATGCAAACGGATCAAGCACAACCACAACAAATCCAAGTTATACATTCTCAGCACTTGTCACCGAATGGACTCCTGTAAATGGAGCAGTCGGAGAACTTGCGACTGCATCTGTAACTTGGCCAATTTCCGGCGCAATCACAAAGGCGTAGTCAATGGCTAAACTTGTTTTAACAAATGCTTATGTTGTTTTAGCAAGCACCGACATCTCAACCTATGTTTCAAGCGTAAGTCTTTCGACAACCCTAGATGTTGTTGAAACGACCGCGTTTGGAGACACCGCAAGAAAGAGAATCGCCGGTCTTGCCGACAATTCCATCACGCTAGAGTTCCATCAAGATTTTGCCTCCGGCGCTCTTGAGCAACTCATTTATCCAAGCGATGCTAACTCCAAGATTGGAACTGCCGTCGCAATGGAAATTCGCCCAGTTAACACAACTGTTGCGACGACAAACCCGAAATATACATTCAGCGCCTTGATTACCGAATGGACTCCTGTAAATGGAGCCGTGGGTGAACTTGCGACTGTTTCGGTCACCTGGCCGATTTCGGGAGCAATAACAAAAGCAACATCCTAAACAACTAAGGGGGAAACTCAATGGATGGTCTAAAGATAAAAGTAAAGACAACCGATGGTTTAGAGTCCACATTTTCTTTGCGGCCTCGCATCATCGTTGACTTTGAAACAAAATATCAGAAGGGCCTCGGCAAGTTAATTGCCGATGAGCAGAAGTTGGAACATATTTATTACCTTGCTTTTCTTGCTCTAAAGCATAATGGCAAAGTAGTAAAACCCTGGGGCGCGGAATTCCTCGATACTCTTGAGGAAGTAACCCTTGTGACCGACCCTTCTTCCGAATCCACAGAGACAGTCTAGCTTTTCAAATCGCTGCTGTTTCTGTGGAGACAGGTCTGCCCTTGAATGACCTGCTTGATGCGCCTGATGGCGTTCTTGAGGCAGTTTTCGCTTATATTAAAGAAAGAGCTAGGGCGCGAGAAAAATGAACACCCCACAATACGAAGTCAAAGTCCTAAATGTAAAAGAGGACATTAAGACTTTTCAAAAACTCGCGCCTGAACTCAAAAAACAATTA